AAATCCTCTCTAAAACTGCTGGCAATGGTCTGTCTACCATACGTCCATTGTAACATAGCCATACATATCTATCGCATGAGTTACTTATAACAGATGGATAGAACACGTGCTCTCCCCTAGAAGTCATTGTCCCCTCTAGGTGTTCATCTATTAGGTCTTTGAGCCAAACATCTTGCCTATGAGCTGATGTGGCTTTTCTTTTCTGTATCATTCTGAACCTTTGTCTAAATTATTTAATTCCAACCAAAGTTGGTCTTTTATTTTTTCGTTCGTTTTTTCTTTTATATGAATAATGTAATCTATATCATCTAGGGCTAAAAGCTCTGAATCCCGCTTCCTATCTCTTTTACCCAAATGACCATATACCCCATCAGCTTCTACAACTGTTTTTATTTCTGGTATATAAAAATCTACTATATATGGGTGATAATAAGCTTGTGGTTCATAACTTAATCCAAACTTAGATAACCATTGAGCTATAATCTCTTCTTGTGGAGTGTGGTCTCTAGGGGGTAAGTTCATCTTTTAGTTTCTCAAACAATTTTTCATCTTCAACAAACTTTGCTTTTAATCCGTTCATACCCATAGCTTTTACGTCCCCATAAGTATACCACGCCCCTGCCTGTGTTATTAGTTTGGCTTCAATACCATCCCTAATAAATGTTTCTAGCACATCAATACCACCTTCTACCCTAAAGGGTACAATCGCTGAATCCCAATTCTCTCCACCAGTCTTAGTTTTTCTTAGTCTAATATTCATGTTGAATCCGACTTTTTGTTCTTTCTCTTCTATCCATCCCTTACGCTGTACTTGCATAATAGAATGAGCAAAAAATGCTTGCCCTTGTCCTGCAGGCATATTATCTAATGCTACAGGTCCCATACTAGCTCTTACTTGGTTTATCGCCACAAAAGCTGAACCGTTTTGAAGGTGTGGAAAAAGTCTAGGGATAGAACTGTTTACAAATCTTGATTGCCAAGCAATAGGACTAGTTCCAAATTCTTCATCTAGTATATTTGTTGGTACCAGACCTGCTATACTGTCTAATACTATAACCTCAAAACCAGCTATCATTGCTTCTCTAACATGTTCTAAAGCTTCCTCACCTGTAGTTGGTTGTGAAACTAATATTTTTTTAGCATCTATGCCACACGCAGACATCCAATCTTTATCATAGGATAGTTCAGTATCAACCCATACCGCCTTACCACCCATTTTCTGAGCATTTACAACTATCTGTGATGCTAGATAAGACTTCCCTACATTAGTCGGACCATATATAAGAGTCATCTTTTTGAATGGGATTCCCCCACCAGTCAATTTATCTAACGCTGGTATGTTAAAAGGTATTCTATTCGTCGTAAATGTATCACTGTCTCCTGTTTGGAAGTTTAACTTTTTGTTTTTTAATAGTTTTTGTATTGCTTCTTCAGCGTTATTTTCCATTTAGCACCCTCCGTCTAACACACTCTGCCCACGCAAAGTACGTAGCACATGTTTGTACAAGTTCTATAAATAGTTTAGTATCACTTTGAGAGAAAATCTCTTCTGCAATATCCCCATTCTTTTCCGTAGCTAGGATATTCCACCAAGAGTCATCGTGGTTTTGTTCTCCCCACAAGTGGTCTTGTCTTTCTCTTTCTCCTAGTAATGATTCTAAAACAGAAGCTCTAATTGATTCATTATTTTCCCTCATCTAATATATCCTCAATTTGAGCGTCTACTTTTCCTTTAATAAACGTCCACACAACATCAGCTACTTGTTTTGCTTCCTCTAGCTGAGGCTCTATAGGTAATTCCGTATCTATTTGGTCAACCGTCAAGTCAACTCTACCATATTGATTCTGCTCTAATGGACCTACCCTAAAAGTAAACCCTAAATGCCCACTAACTTTTGCCATTTGCTCTCTCCTTTATTCCTTCATATTTTTTTACAAAGGATAATGTTTCTATAGTTCTTTTTGGAATAACTTTTCCTTTTGTTGTGTATGCTTTTCTCCCATTAGTCGCTT